GTTTGTTCTATCTTTGCGCCCGCGTCTGTCAATCAGCCTATTGATGACCTTACGATCATCAATGGTGTGTTGTGCCGTCTTAGTCCTGTCATCAAGTCTGATGCGGATTATTCCAAGAACAGCTCTTTGCTTCCTTCTTGCGGCAACTTGGTCGGGCGTAACTATCCCGTTTCATCTTCCTCCCCTTCTCGGGGGGGTCTATGACCAAGTATCGTACTGGCTACCTTCTTCATCCTGACGGAAGCGCAGCGATGCGCTTCCAGAGGTATTGGGAAGTCCAGTCTCCTCCTTATAAGAGGCCTCTGGGTTACCAGTATTCTATAGCAACGATTGCTGGCGGATCCAACTTACACGATGGAACTATCTCCTACCCCTCTTGTGATACATTGGGGTTGGGGAATTCCTCTCGTGATAAGGAGTCTGAAGTCAGTTCTCTTTGCTATGGGAAGTTCGTTGGTAAGCTTGGTGAATCTTCAATGTGGGCTAATAACCTTCATGAAGCCAATCAATCTATATCCGGCGCTGCTTCCCGTCTTCTGCAGATCGGGCGTTTTGCTTCTGCCTTACGGAAGGGCAATATCGTCAAAGCTGCGAAGATTTTGGGGACGCCCGTTCCGAAGAAACTCAAGGGACTAAAAGCCAAAGCCAAAAGCTTTGGCGACCAGTTTCTTGAGTTCCACTTCGGTTGGGTGCCCCTGATCCAAGATGTGCACTCTGCTATGCAGACACTTTCGAGTCCGAATTTCGATACTCGGAATGTGATTGCAACTGCCCAAGTCTACGATTACTATCTTGATAGGATCGATGACTGGGCTTATCCATGGCACTACGTCTCTGTGGTTACACGTCAAGTTACGTGGCACTGCAAGATGGGCGCCAGGGTTAGGATTAGCAATCCTAACGCATATCTTGCCAATCAGCTGGGTTTGGTTAACCCCGCTTCGATTGCCTGGGAGGCTGTACCTTTTTCGTTCGTCGCCGATTGGTTCGGTAACGTAGGCCAAGTTTTGGCTTCCGCTACTGACTTCGTTGGGTTGGAAATTGATACCACCTATACGACGACCTCCCTTGAAATGCACGAGGCCGGGCATGGTTATACTAACAGAGACCAGGATCCTTGGGACACCTGGTATTATGCTGGTAAATTGTTTAAGGTTGGCAGGAGCGCTTATATTGCGTCCCCTGTCCTTCACCTTAAGCCCTTTCACGGTCTTTCTCTCACTCGGGGTGTAACAGCAATTTCGCTGTTACTCCAGAAACTGAAGTGAGTTATCTCTCTCTCTGGAGCTTATCTTATGACCGCAGCAGCGGATATCACCGTCAAAAAGGCGGATGGCACTACCGACATTCTTTGGAGTGTCCTGGCAGGTAGCGGTGGCGATTCCGCCCCCGCCATCTGGCGGTCCAACACGGCCGCGGGTACGATTGGACAGCGTCCGACTTTCCAGATTACCTCGAAGTGGAACGGTCCTAAGACCGCCCGCCGCGTGGATATCGCCGGAAGTTTTCCGTCTGTCTACACGAACTCGTCGACCGGTCAGACCGAGGTGCGAGGGACGATCCCGTTCGTTGCGTCGTTCGGCGTTCCTGTGAACATCGCCGCCGCCGATCTCAATGAGGCCGCAGCTCAGCTGTGTAACCTCATGGCATCGGTGATGACGAAGGGCGCAGTTTCGTCGGGCTACGCACCGTCCTGAGATTTCGAGGCCGCTTCGGCGGCTCCGTCTCGTCCCTCTAATCTATAGGATACCCTATGATTGAAACCCTATCGCGCGATTTGCACGATATCGTCTCTGCACTCTGCAGTGACGTCGCCTCTCCACGCTCTCTGTCAGTTGAGATACTGATGAGATACGGGGAGTGGGATCAACTTGCGAACCTTCGCATCGATCCCTTACACTACTCAGATCCCTCTTCACTATGGGGTGATACCCTAGTGACTGAGATTCTGCGCAAGATGTCTGACCTCCCCACCACTTTCGACCGCAAGGCCGTTAGTGAGGAGGCCTTCTTATCTTGTGAAATGCAGTGTTTTAGTAGCAACCGCCGACTTGAAAGGCTTCTGTTCCCGGGAGATCATATTTTCTCGGCCGGAGACCTGATGGCTCGTTCAATATTTGAGCGAGCTAGAAACCTGGTCGGCACTGTCCTTGGGCCATTTCCTACCACCCTCCTGGATGGTAAGTTCGGCCCTGGTGCTACGTTTGGCGATAAGGGTGGTCGGTCGACCATTCCTGACAAGATGTCATCAGAACCTACTTT